TTTGTCTTTGGCTTCTGCTAGTTTAGCACGTAATTCTTCTTTAGCACTTTCGCTAAGACTTTCGTTAGCATTGATAGCACGTTCTTGTTCTTTGAAATGCTTTTCATAGTTTAAGTACTGATATACGCTTTCGATATCAGCGGCGGCTTTGGTAATCTTTTTAGATACCCAACCCTCTAATTCTTCATTCTCGCTGATTAGCTTGAATAGTTTTGCACTTTGTTGTGCGGTTTTATAAAGATCTTGTTTGGCCATGAGTGGACTCCGTTGTTCTAATATTTATCTCTTAATCACTGCTGTAGCCTGGTTTTCTCCAACGGCTCCAAACAGACTTACGTTTGAATCTAAAGCATTAACGCTCTTAATTTTACCTGGTTTTTTCTTATAAGGCTTGCTATTTGCAATATGCGGGTTAGGAATACTTGCAAAAGAACTGCTATTAGTTGTTCCTGCGGTTGGAAACTCCAATAAAAACTCTTTAGCTCTCATATTAAATTCCGTACTTATTGCGCTTAGGTGTTGCTACAGGGCTAGTAGTGTTAGTATCAGCTGTTTCAATACTGTCCTTACTGCTTAATACATTTAATTTTACACCCATTTCTTTGGCGCTATGTTTTACCATTTCTTCTTCAATATCAGTATATGTAGTAAACGTCATCTCGTTTCTAAAAGGACCAGCATTATCATTAGGATTTTCAGGACTACCAGCTAGATGCACACCTAAACGATACATGTTATAGTACATACCGGGCCAATCGGGAATAGTAGTTAATCCAGGAATTGCGGCTTGGTGATGGTCGTGTATTTTACCGCGACCTTTAGAGCGTTTTTTACCGCCCTGTGCAGTTCCAGAACCGTCGACGTCCGAATCGCTAGTACTAATGCCATCCGACCCTTCGTTTAATTTATTAAAAAATTCCCTTAATCTCATTTTCTTACGCCTCTAAATCCTGTGCCAACAGCTCGTTCGCCTTCCATAAATTTAGGTAAACTAAACCATAATTTAAACCATTCGTCCGTTCCAGGTTTGATATTCATTTCTCGTTGTATACGACCTTTTTCAGTTCCAGTAACACTTATGTTAGATCCTTGTTCTACACGTAATTTGTGTAGTCTTGCATCTGCACCCAGTCCGCCTAAGTGTGCTATAGCTTTCATTTCGTGTATAGGGTCACTAGGATCGAGAAAACAGTCATCTGGACTGTCTTGATTTATATCTTGACTAGTAACTCTATATTGTCGCATTATACACCGTACTTGTTACGTTTAGGAGTTGCTACTGGACTAGTTTTGTATGTATCGGGTAGTTCAGTGCTTCCTGGTGGAGAAATTGCAATTCGTCTTGCTTCAGCACCGAATGCTTTTTCTGCTTGTTTAATCATGGTATCTTCTTCAGAAGTATATGCTACAGTGACCAAGTGCTGTCCGTTTGGGCCATCACGTTCCGGTTGATGTTCATAAGGATCTTTACCGTTAGCACCAGGTAAGAAGTTGGCCGCAAAACGCCATGGGTGATACGGACTGCTGTTATCTAAACTTGGATGAGTAGTCATTCCGGGTGTAGCAGTAGCATGACTGTCTGGAATCTTTTCAGCTTCATACAATACTTCGAATCTTTCTTCAAAAATACTATTTAGGCTAGCACTCAAACGACCTTCGGCAAATTCTAATTTGCCTTTGTGTTTTGTATCGCCTTGCTTCATAGCTTTCTTTTTATCTTTATGTGCGCCAGCACCGCTTTGAATTGCGTTCTTAGCAACAAAGTTACGTGGCTTAGGTGCTTCTTGTTTTTGTGTTTTGCCTTCGGACACAGTAGGATTCTCGCCAGTTAAGTGTGCAGACCATTTTTTACCAGTCGACGCAGACTTTTTAGCACACCAGTCTTTCATGTGTTGTAAATGTTTCCACTCTTCGTGACTGTCAGCATGACCTTTGCCTGGAAATACTTTCCATTTTTTTCCGTTAATAGAAATAGCAATATTGTTTCTTTCGTGTTCTAATCCAGCGTTACGTTCCTGGTTACGGAAATTATGATCCACGCCCATGTTACTAGTTGCGGCACGATGGTCGCGTTCGTATGCATCCATGCCATGCTTATGCATCGATTCAGCTAATTCTTGTGCTGGTCCTTTCTTCATAACTTTTTCCTTGGGTACTACTGTATTTAACTGTTTCACAGGCTTCTTCTGTACAGGTATAGACTCATCTGGTTCTGCTAACTCGGGTACAAGTCCTGCGCGAGTCGCTTCTAATAACGTTCTGCCATTTACAGTCCAATCTTTTGGAACTTTTGTTGCTGAGAAAAATGCATCTGGATCGTTTGCAATCGCGGCCGCTCTAGCACTAGTAGCACTTGTTACTCTTGGGTTTGCATGGAATAAAAACGGATGAAACGCATAAAATCCGTGTCTGTGCGGATTACCTTTAGCATCTCTTTGTTGATGATTATATTGTTCCAACGCAGGTTTCATAGCAGGCATATCTTCATCTCCTGCTACAAAGGTCGCACTAGTGTAACCTAAACTATACAAATAAGCCGCGGCTTCTAAGAATGTTTTAGCAATACTAGAATCTCTAACAAAATGTTTACCTAGTCCGGGATTGATTAAATCGATCCATTGTATTTTTTCTGAGTACGCTATTGGATTCTTATTTTTTGGATCAGGTTTCTTATCGTGACTCTTACTTGTAAAGATAAACCAATCACCGCCGTGTTTTTGTGCGTCAGTTTTCACAGCTTGAATTAATCCACTGTGTCCGTAGTGTGGAGGGTTTAATCTACCAAAGCAAAAAGTAACGTGTTTGCTATTACTCATCTTTCCATCCTGCATTCTGAAGTTTTATATGACCGTGTTGATGTCCTTGACCTGCGTAACGTACAAATCCTTCTGGATTACTTGCCCAACACTCTGGTTTATGTGTACTATTAATGCTATCGTTAATAGCATGACGTGTGCGTCGCATAATTTTCATCAAGTGAAACATTGGTGCTAACGCATTAAATTTTAAATCTGTATTTTTAATATGTAGTTGTTTGTTAGAACTTACCATAGATGGGCTATCTAGATTTTTAGGATCTTTAGGGCTAGCCATCCAGTCGTAGAACATTTGCGGAGTAATACTATCAAAATCGTTAGCTGAATTATGTATATTCAAAAATCTATAAAAGAATCCTTGTCTGTCCGCAGGCGGTATATGTGTTACAAAGTTTTGTATATTTTGTCCATGTTGGTCAATATATCCACCAACCTTTTTTACTTCTTCAATTTCAGACATGTCGACTTGAGGTTTTGTATCATTGTAAATTGGACTTACAACAATCAACCCAGGAGTCTTATTAAATTTGCTAAAGTCATCTTCTGGAATCTGTTCATTATCTGGAGCACCAAATGTTTTAAATGTTCCATGTGCTACTATCATAGCTTGAGCACCCGGCACACGTGATGCTAATTTTAACGGACCTTCTTTTTTAACATTGGAGTCTATATGATATTCTGTTTTACTATGCGGATTTGGTCTCATAGTATACACACCGTCGACCGGTGCTGGCTTAGTGTTAGGCAAGAATAATGCATCAGCATAAACAAACCCTACAAAGTCTTTTGGTGTAGCCGCATCAAATATATGATACAATCCGCTAAACTCGCTAGCAAATCTTTGTCGTTCTGCAACTTCTTCGGGAGTCTTTGGATTACCACTTTTATTAACAATAAAGTTTTCAATTGCTTTAGGACTTGTAAAATCGTCTATTGTAGTGCCAGTATCTCTGCCACCTTTACTCCATCCATTATGTCCTGCTAGTACTAATGGTCCGTTCTTCTTTTCGCGCCCCCAATAGATCTGAGGATTACCGTCCCATTTAAATCTTAATTGTTTAGGTTCTGCAACTATATCTATTAAATGTTGAATTGCTTCGTTGATACCAGTCAGACCGTAGAATATAATAAAATGTTCTGGGTGATTAAACGCTCGGCCTAGATTAACACCTGTAGTAGGATGTGGACCAGTCGCATTTTCTTTAAGAAACAATTCACGGAGTAACACTAGTATTCCCCGTAATGACCGTCTTGGATTTTTTGAGTTTCGTGTTCGTGCATGTGTTCACAAATTTCACGAACTGTGTCGTCATCTAAACTTTCTGGAAGCTCACGAATGTCTTGGAATTTAGTACGATATTTTTCGTATGCTTCGTGAACTGCCGCACTAAACAATGCCATATCTGTAGGTTTTTCAGCTTTATGAGAATCGTATGCTTTCATAATAGCTGGATATGTATGACGACGATATGCATCATCATCGTGATGCATAAAAAACAACAAGTCGTCGGCAAGGTTAAACCCTAAACCGTGTCTATCCTGATGTTCAATATCTTTATCTAATTCAGCGCCTACGCTTTCGCAAAGTTCATTAATTCGCATTTTCTAGCCCATTTATTAATAAATCCCTAATACCAAGGGGGTTAGAGTATTTATCGTATTTGGGTATGCAGATTATTCTTTGACAATACGCTGTATTTTAGCAATAGCGCCGCCTAAATGCATCTTAGCAACAAGTAAATTCTTATCACCGGCAACATAGAAGTGTGTACCACCCCAACTACGATTACGTGACAGTTCACGTATGCAACTCTTAGTAATTCTTATTTTAGAGTTATTAGATGCCCAACTTACAAAAGCAGAGTGCTCTGTTTTAGTAGCGGCTAGTGTAACTTTAAAATCGTATTCACTTAGCTTGGGCATTACTACAGAATCTTCGTCTAACTTACCAGGAGTAGCCGGTTTACTGATATACTTGATAGAATCTTTGAAATTCTTTTCTAAAATACTTACATCTTTAGGATTATTAGTGTAAATGCTTAAAAATGGACTTTCGACCCTTACTTCTATATCAGTCATCTTCTTTAACTGAACACACAGATCCATACATACTGGAATAGTTGTTTCTGGATCTTTAATCCTAACTTGCCAGTGGTATCCTGTGCTTATCTTAGGGTCTGATAATTCTTTTAATGCATTATCAAAATCTCCACCTCTAAAATACGAAGCACCCGACGTTACCAATACAACTTTGTACTGGTAACGTTTTAGGAATAAACTCTTAGTTTCCTTGTAGATCATTTTCTATTTCAACAGCTACAAATGGTAACTTAGGAGTTTTAGGCTTAACTGCTAGAGCAATCTTATCATCATCAACAGTGATAGTTACCCAGCCGCCTGATTTCAAATCACCAAACAACATGAGTTTAGCAAGGTCACGTTTGATTTCCTTGTCAATAACACGTTGTAAAGGACGAGCACCCATCTTGCTATCAAAGCCTTTGTCGATGAGCCAGTTAATGGCTTCTTTATCAATCTTGATGCGTACTGCTTTGTCCTTAACTTGTTCTTTAAGTTGGTCAACAAATTTGTTAACAATCTTAACCATTGTTTCCTTGCCCAACTTGTTAAAGGTAATGATACCATCCAAACGGTTACGGAACTCTGGAGTTAGGAACTTCTTCAAGTCTGCATCACTGTAGTCTTTTTCTTGTGCGCCAAAGCCAATTTGATTCTTTTCAGCAGAACTTGCACCAGCATTGGTTGTAAGAATAAGAATGATATTACGGCAGTCTGCTTTCTTACCATTAGATCCTGTGATAAAGCCATTGTCCATTAGTTGCAACAATACAGTCATAACATCTGGATGAGCTTTTTCAACTTCGTCCAACAACAGAACAGCATTAGGTGCTTCTTGAATCTGTGTAATCAACTGACCAGCATCTTCTTCGAAGCCAACATAACCTGGAGGGCTACCGATCAATTTGGAGATACTGTGCTTTTCTTGATACTCTGACATATCAAAACGTAGCAACTTGGTGCCTAGGTGTTTAGCAAGACTCTTAGCAGTTTCTGTTTTACCAGTTCCTGTTGGACCCATGAATACAAAGCTACCAACTGGCTTGTTCTCTGACTTAAGACCAGCTTGTGCGACCATAATCTTGTCAACAACTTCTGTCAGTGCAAGATCTTGACCATATACTTCTGCGGATAGTTGACTTTGTAGGTTAACTAGGTTTTCGCTTTCTTGTTCTGCTACTTGTTCAGCAGGCATATTAACCATCTTAGCAAGTTCAAACTGAATACTAGCTTCGTTAACAACACGTTCACTATCTGGCATTTTCAAATTAAAACGACTACAAGCAACGTCGATCAAGTCAATTGCTTTATCTGGTAGTTTCTTATCTGCTTGATACTTAACACTCAATTTAATAGCCGCAGACAATGCTTCGTCTTTGATTTTGACCTTGTGATGTTCTTCGTAATACTTCTTAATACCTTTAAGAATTTGTAATGCTACTTCTGTAGTTGGCTCGTCAACCGTAATGCGTTGGAAACGGCGCATCAACGCACGATCCTTTTCAAAGTGCTTACGGTATTCTTCCCACGTAGTACTAGCAATAACTTTAATAGTACCTTTGCTTAGTGCTGGCTTCATCATGTTTGACAAATCGTTAGCAGAGTTACTTGCTGAACCAGCACCGCTAATCATGTGTGCTTCGTCAATAAACAAGATAGTTTTACCTTTGCCTGACAAACCTTTTAGAACCATCTTAAAACGTTCTTCAAAGTCACCGCGGTACTTACTACCTGCTAACATGGCACTAATGTCTAGGTTATAAACTGTATACTCCTTGAGGAAGTCCGGAACTGCGCCCTTAACTATGTTGTATGCTAAACCTTCGGCTATAGCCGTCTTGCCTACACCAGGATCTCCTACTAGGATTACGTTATTTTTACTACGACGACCCATAGCAAGTGCTACGTTCTCTAGCTCGTCTACACGACCAATAACTGGGTCGATTTTATTCTTTTTAACTGCATCGTTAAGATTGGTAGTAAATGCCTTGAGTGCTTTATTACCTTGTGCAGTACCCATATCAACTTCTTCTTCCTCAGCTTCTTCCATATTATTGTTCAAGTAATCTGCAAATTTCTCTTTGTCGATTTCTGCTTGAGCAATATAGAAATGAGCCCAGCTACGTTTCTCGCCCATCATAGCAAGGAATACATCTGTTGGTTCGATCTTTTGACGTCCGTTAAACAATACTTGTGTAAATGCTTTATTAAGTACACGTTCTACGGTTTGTGTTTTCTTAGGTTTAATAACAGGCCCAGGGCTAACAATTTCGTCACATTTATTGTTTAGATAATGTTCTAAATTCTTTTTAATAAAAAGCGGGTCGCTACCAAAACCTGTAATAGTGTTTGCAAAACTTTCTTCACAAAGCATAGCAAACAACAAGTGCTCGATAGTTAGATATTCGTGGCTGAGTTTTTTAGCAGTTTCAATTGCTTTTTCAAATACCACTTGTAGATTATCGCTTGGTTCAACCATTTATTTTCCTTTGCTTCTTTCGAGCCATTTTAAGTTTTAAATCACTTACATGTTCTGTAAATGTAATACCGTCTAGATGATCCAACTCATGTTGGAAACATCTAGCATCGATGCCTTCAAGTTCTATTATACATTGTTTTCCTGCACTGTCAAGATATGCGGCAGTAATTTTGTTATGACGAGGGACTTTAAGCCATAAATTGGGGAAACTTAAACACCCTTCTTCGGCTTGTATCATGTCATTATCGCCAATCATTATCCATGGATTGAAACAACCGATTTCTCGTCCATCGGATAATTTCATAACAAATACTCTGTATAATAATCCAACTTGGTTACCAGCAAGGCCAATACCTCCGCTAGCATTCATTAACTCGAACATTTCTCGTTCGACAACAGCCGCATTAACGAACTGTTCAAAGTCCCAGTTTGCGGCCTTTTGTTTTAATTTTGGATCAGGATCTTTGACTAAGTTCAGCATTTAATTGTTGTAACCTTTGCACTATAACTGGATCGATAACTGTTGGAACAACAATCTTTACAACGCTAACAAACCGCCCTTTACGACCAGTGTTTACATTTGGAAATCCATTGCCAGCACTAGCAAATTCAGTCCCAGTATCTACACCCGGACGCAATTCTAAATCCATGCTAGCACCTGTAATAGTCTTAATAGATTTTCTACAACCAATCATTGCTTCAATTGGACTAACTTCGATAAACGTGTACAAGTCATCTCCACGACGCTCAAACTTTTTATCGGGCATTACTAAAATAGTAACGTTTAAATCTCCACGTTGTAGACCGGCAACACTATCGTCACCTAGTCCACTATAACGAATAGTTGAACCGTGTTCGATACCAGCTGGTACATTAATTACAACTGTTTGACTTTTGCCACTAGGTAAGTGATACTGTGCTTCTAATTGTTTACCTTGGTAGCTATCTAACAATGTAATTTGACATTGGATATTAAGATCTCTATTACGGCGCATTTGATGTCCGTGTGCTCGTCCAAATATATCTGCGAATGGATGTCCACCGCCAAACATTTGTGAAAAAGGATCGAATCCGCCAGCACCTGTATTAAAATGGAATTGTTGTCCGTTTCCAAATTGTCGTTGTTGGTCGTACTCGGCTTTTTTCTGAGGATTGCTCAAAATATCGTATGCTACGGAAATATCTTTAAACTTGGCTTGATCGCCTCCCTTGTCAGGGTGATGCTGATTAGCCAACTTCCTGTAGGCTTTTTTAATTTCGTCTGGGCTAGCATTTTCAGCAACACCCAATATTTGATAGTAATCAGTCATAGTCATAAAAATAGGTCAAGTAATATAGTTAGTGTACTATATTTAACTTGACCTGTCAAGCCTAAAGAAATTATTTCTTTTTGGTAGCGTCTGGAACTTTATCGCCTTCTACTTTCTTGTGAACTTTAACGGTTTTGCAAACTTCCTTTTTTGTTTTTGGGTTAGTTTCGCAAACCTTTTTTGCTTCACCGCCGGCGAATGCTGTAGTAGCTACGCATAATGCTAATAGTGCTAGTAATTTTTTCATTTTAATTGTCCTTATAAAACTGGATCGTCTGTTGGTACGATCTTTTTACCACTTGCTGTTGTTGTTACTGGTGCTGTTGTTGAAGGTGAGCTTCCAAAGCCGCCTCCGCCAAAGCCACTTGCGGCTGGTGCTGGAGATGTTGTTGCCCCAAAACCACCGCTGGAAGCACCGAAGCCTCCTGCCGCAGGTGCGCCAAATGCTGAAGCCCCGCCTGTTGATGAACCGAATCCGCCACTTGATGCTCCTCCAAATCCGCCTGCTGAACCACCGAACCCACCGCCTTGATTGCTACCAAAACCGCCAGCAACGTTGCCTGTCATGTTTTGATTGTTTGTAGTAATCTGTGCTGTTGCTGTTGGGTTAGCCGCTGTGCCTGCTAGTTTTTCTTGTGTACGACCAAACGCACTAATACCTAATACTGCACCCATCGCAATATGGAATAAACCAGCACCCTGAAGTGTTAGTGGATTCCATTGTGTAATAGGCATGTGCATCATTGCTTGTAACAATGACCATAGGACTGGAAATACTGCCATATCTAATAAACAGATTAGCATGTACATCCAACCCATTGCTGGACGCCATAGTTTTTGCATCCATTCCGGATCTCTTTCTTTTTTATCGCTCATGTTTTTCGCTCCTTTCGCTACTTAATATAGACTTGCTAAATTAATTAAAGCATTCATAGTAGTATTTATATGCTCTTTTAATTCTAAATCTTGCACACTTTCGTTAATATTCTTTTCATGGTACAAGTCTGTAACCATTTCTTTAAATTCACTTGGGCTAATTTGCTTTTGTTCTAACGCTGTTTTTAATTGCAAAGCACGATTAGCAAGATCCTGCATCGCTGGATCGCCTGTATTATAAATTGCCTCTAGGGCATTATGAACATCTTGACTCATCTTGGTTTCTTCCCGATAACGTTTTGTATGTTAACAGCATTACGCTCAATACTGCTAAACTTTGTAGTACAATACATCATGCTAACTGGTTCAGTTCCGTGATAACGATCGCTCAACCCTTTAACAATTTCTGCTAATTCGTTGCCCATCTTAGTTGCTTCTTCATTGTGTGGAATACTCTGTGTGTAATTTCTAAATTCTACTGCCGTACGCCAAATGCCATCTACTTCAGCAACAACTTCAGGCTTGCCACATTTGGCCGCACCTAAATTTGCCTGTGTACGAATACGATTGATTAATGCGTATTCGTTGTTGTCAAACCGTGCCATAAAATAAGCATCGTAAATGGCACATCCTGATAAACTAGTTGCTAATAAAACTGCCGTTAATAAGCGTTTCATTTAACCTCCTCGAAGATCTTCTTCTGTGTATTGTACCACTGTATCCACTGATCAACTTTAACTTGACACTCCTGATATTGTCCGTAGTTCTTTGAAACAACACTAACAACATCGCTTAGTTTAGTTGTGCCCGGCTCTACTTGTTGTAAATCTGGACATGCTTGAGCAAGTTCTTCTGGAACAGATGGAAAACTCATTTTAACAGGAACAGTTTGTAAACAACCTGCTAACACGACTACTGGAAATAAGATTAATAAACGTTTCATTTCTTCTTACCTCCAGCCGCTTGATTTAAATCATCAATAGCAACAGGATCGATTATGCAAGTAGCATCCATCTTGGCCGCATCTTTTACAATTTTTTCCTGTACTATTATCTGTGTATCGTGTATAACTTTTGTTTTTTCTTGTATAACTGTTTTAATTTGTGAATTAGCATCAGCACTAGCTTGTTCAGCTTTAGCAACTTTATCTTTCATATCATTTACTTGTTCTTGCCACAAACTAGTAATACCAGCTCCGCCAGTTAAGTAAACACCTGCTAATAATACAACTCCACCTAACACTTTAATAATTCGTGCATATGGTTTTGCAGGGGGAAATAATCCTACAAGATCGCTAAAGAAATAAAGTACTGCACCGATACCAGCTACTACAAACCAAAACCATGTTGGTAAAAGTAGTAGCGTATGTTCAATTAGCCATGTTAACATGATTAACCTTGTAATACTTGAATAGCGTGATTATAATGATTTTGACGATCTTCTAAACCTAATGTACCACCGTTAATACGTTTGGTCATTGTTAAAATATCGCCTGTGTCTGCGTATTGGTTTAGGTTGTTAGCTTCCCAGAACCAAGCCGCTGATTGTACACAACCTTCAAATGTTGTTAAGTGTTCACTAGCTTCGTCTAATGATTGATCAGTTGCTTGAGCATAACGTGTATAGTTGTCTTTACCAGTCAATTGAATAAGTCCTCTTCCACAGAATTTGTAACCGTCGCCTGATTCTTCTGGCCCATTGCCCATACGATTAGCATAAGCTCTGTTGGCAATTTTTTCTTGATTGTGAGCATACTCGTTAGCATTACTAGCATTGAAATACTTAGGCCACACTTTACATAAACTTTCTGCTTTATAGTTTAAGTTTTCTTTAATGGCTTTGTATCCACCTGATTCGTGTGCTGTTTGTGCTAAGAATGCCGCAACACGTGGTACTGTATTAATATCATAATCTGGTAGTATTTCACATAGTGCTTCATACCAATGGTCTGCATATGGGTTATTACCAATAATTGTTTTAAATTTATCTAATGTAAAATCGAAATTAAAATCCGACATTCGCTTTCTCCAATATAAGTGCGTAATCTTTGTTTTCAAAGATGTATTGATTACCTATTTTTGTAATATTGTAATCGCCGATATATTTTGTTAAAAACAAAGATTCTGAAATATGCTTTGTTTCCAACATAACCGCCCCCGTTAACGACTCATGCATCTCATATTTGTCGCCGAAGTTTACTATTTTAAATTCAATTGGATCTTTATAGATACGTTTGAATTTAATATTCTCCCCTAGTAGCTTGATGTCATCGACATAACTATTACGGAAAAAATTACTAAAATTGTTTAGTGTGCTTTCTTGTATTTGTTGATCGTAGCTAGCAGGATCAACTGGAATTTTACTAGCTAAGTTTTCTTCTGTAGCTTCTTCGCTTTTAAATTCTTTATGATAACGGAAACGTACATCTTCCAAACCTGTAAGTTTTTTAACACCGTCTACTAATTCCATGATTTGTTCTGCAATATGACGGCTACGTTCTATTTCAACAAACACGCGATGTTTACCATCGTCCATTTCACCCGATGTCGCTTCAGCATCCATGACAAACTGATAACCCATTTCAAAGAAATGTTCTAAGTCTTCTGCTGGATCTTTGCTGTCAACTGTAAAAGAAAGTACAACGATATCTCTATCATTGCCAATCTTACTTTTATATGCATCTACATCAAAAACATTCTTGACTAAGTTTTTAAGATCGCTGGCACGTAATGCTTCAGATAATTCCATTATGCTGGTGCTCCTGGTGTTGGAGCCGCGCCCATTGCTGGTGCTCCACCGCCTGGTGTTGGAGTTGGTGCTCCTGCTCCGCCTGGTGCTCCTCCCATAGGCATACTTGGTGCTGGGCTAATTTGTTGAGCCGCATTAGTATCTAATGGTGTTGGTGTGTTTGTCTTCAATCCGTCTGCGCCCATTTCTTCGCGCATCTTGTTCATGTAACCTTTGTAAACATCGAACACTAATTTCTTAGGCATTGTTAATTCTACAATCCAAACAGGCTTGCGATCTAACTTACCTTTCTTTGTACCAGGACGAATGTCTTCTGGTTTACGAATAGTACGTGCTTCTACTAGATGACTTTTCTGATAGCTGATTTTACAGCCTAGTTCTAATAAACGTTTACCAGCTTCTGGGTCTGGCATCTTATCTCTAGGCCACATAAAGCCTGCTGTAATCCAGTGACGCTCTACACGTGGGCCGTAGGCTAACTCGCCATCTAGCCAGTTTTTATATACGTACATATCCATTTCATCTAGAACACGTTCAAAGTCTTTTAACGCGGCTAGATTGCTGTTATTTTCGTATAGTTCTTGAATGTTGTTTATAACGTCTAATATGTCGTGGTGCATAATTTGTGGGCCCATTTCTACTACATTATTTAGCTGATTTGTTTTCATACATTAGCAGTTTATTCTTTTGTGAAAACAGTAAATAATAGTGTAGGACCTCTGTAGTTATCAAAGGCGGTCACTACAAGTCCTACTTTAACCATGTAGAGTAGGAGCAGACTAGATGAGTAAACAACGAGTGAAAAAGCGTTTTACATCAGAAGTTAACATAATTGATTTTCAGCCATATCTTCCGGCGAAAAAGCAACGTGTGTCAATTCAGGCACGTAATGCTAATCAGAAACTATATCTCAGTAAATTGTACGCAGAACATACAAGCATAGTACTTGCTATCGGCCCAGCCGGTACGGGTAAAACTATGTTGGCTGTACAATATGGAGTTAAGTTGTTTCAGGAAGGCAAGGTTGACAAAATCGTTGTGACAAGACCCGCCGTTTCCGTAGACGAAGATTTAGGATTTTTACCAGGTGACTTAAATGAAAAGATGGCACCTTGGACTCGTCCTATATTTGACGTACTCGGAGAATATTATCAAACTAAAGAAATAGCCAAAATGCTAGAGGAAGGTGTTATTGAGATAAGCCCACTTGCGTATATGCGTGGACGCACATTTAAAAACGCATACATAGTTGCAGACGAAATGCAAAATGCAACTGTCAATCAAATGAAAATGCTACTAACCCGTTTAGGAGAGGGCTCTAAGATGGTAGTCACTGGAGATTTGGCACAAGCAGACCGATTGAGCGATAATGGTCTGATTGATTTCTGCAAACTGCTCGAACAAAAAGAATATTTGGAACATATTGACATCATTCAATTTGAAGCCAAGGACATCGAACGCCATAACGCTGTGAAGGAGGTGTTAGCAGTGTATGGAGAATAAAGTAGAAATACTTTAGATTGTCGTAGAAAAAGGAGTCCTAAGACTCCTTTTTCACTTGTGTAACTGCTACCTTTGACTGTTCGAGAAAACGTATTCCATCTTCGCTACGATAAGCGTCACGATAAAAGACACTCCGAATGCCAGACTGGTATATAAGTTTGGCGCAATCCAAACAAGGAGCGTGAGTAATAAACATATAAGCATCGAGCCCAGACTCATTGCTTTTAGCCAATTTAGCGATTGCATTTGTTTCAGCATGTAAGACCTCCGGTTTAGTTTTTAATACTACTTCAGGTTCATCGTCGCCATTATCTTCGAGTAGTTCATACTCGCAGTTATTATCCCATCCTGCGGGCATACCATTGTAGCCGATACTAATAATTCTATCGTCCTTAACAATGATAGCACCAACGTGTAATCTACGTGCATGACTAAGCTCTGCAAACACTTCGGCAGTTTTCATGTAGGCATAGATAAACTTTGGTTTCATAGGTTAGCGATTCTAATAAGTGTTGCGGCCAAGTTAATCTCTGGATCAATTACCAAAGTATGATCCACAAGTCCTTGTTTAATAATTAAGATAGCTTTATTCTGTATTGCTTCGTCTGGACTAAACACTTCGATGTTGTCATACATCCAGCGATAGATATCGCTCATTTCTTCTGGGCGAGCCTTACTACAAAGCATTTTACGTGCTTCTTGTATTTTACCAGCTTTAAACAGCTCAACCATTTCAAACTTATAGTCTAATGTACCAGCATCTTCTTTATGAGGCGAGTGTAATCTGCCTTCGCTAGTATTTTGTTGTAGCAAGTTCAAGCATTTACGCAAATCTGGATAAGTGCTAGATACATACAAGTCTAATGTTTCTAAATCAAATTCAACTTCTTCATCTCCTAAGATAGTAGCCGCACGAACTGTAAACTCTGTTTGGTCTAGCTTAGTAAAATGGAACTGTTGACAGCGACTGTGTAGTGCTGGAACAACCATGTTAGGATTATTACAAGTAAGAATAAATCTAGCAAAACTGCTGTACTCTTCGATAATACCTTTTAACGAGTCTTGCGCTTGCGGACTCAAACGGTCTGCTTCGTCCAGTAGCACAACTTTAAATGGACCCCATGCAATACTTTGAATAAACGGAACAATCTTGTTACGAATAAAATCAATACCAGTTTCGCGACTTGCGTTAACTTCTAACACATCAGCATCTTCAATACCGATTTCGTTGACTAGCATTTTAGCCATAGTAGTTTTACCAATACCTGGAGTACCACTTAACAACAAGTGCGGAATGCTCTTGTCTTTAATCCAACTTTCAACTTGTCTACGCTGTGCGTTATCACGCCATACATAACCTTCGATGGACTTTGGACGGTATTTGTCAACCCATAATTCAATCATTGTAGTGCTGGTCCCATAAATGTTTTAACTTGATCTCTACTGTTAGAAATGCTATCAACCATACGGTTAAAATCTTCAGTAGACAACGCAGTTTTGTAAATGCTTAATGCTTGTGCCATCATAATAGCGGCCACTTCCATTCCGCCATATTGTTCAATCATGTGAGAATTAAATTCTAAACACTGATTATAAATGTGTTGTAGCTGATCGTCTGCTATCATACTAGTTCCTCGGCAATGCCTAAAATTTCTGCTAATACTAGCAATAGGCCTGCACCTTGAATGTAGGGATTCATTTCAAGCCAACCGCCACCTGCAAGTGCTAGACCTGCCGCAATTCTAAATCCACTTTTGACAAAACTAATATATTTGTGTTTTACTGGATCTGGATGTGTAGTAGTTGATGTATCACCTACAGAGTCTAATAAATCTTTTGCCTTTTTAATATCTTCAACTGCTTCGCCATGTGTACTCATAGTATTTTCCTTATATGTAACTTAACATTGTGTGTAAATCCCAGCCTATTAATAGCGACCAAAACATAGCCCATTCGATTCTGTGATCGTCATAGGCTTCTTTGGCAAAATACACCGCCGCCGCTGTAGCAATAATATGTAATATATACATCTGAGATCTCCTTTTCCTTATTATAAAGGTGACAACAGGGCTAGTCAATAGCCCTGATGCTCAAAAGATAATCTATTAACCGCGTTGACCGTCGTACATTGCTTCTGCAAAGTGTGAAGCATCAAACGAATCACCGTTTGAAGGACTAGCTAGTCCAAATGACAAATCTGATGGTTTTTCATCTGCGGACATGAGGATTGATTTATTTTCAACCCGACGAACTGTTGTAACTGTACCATCATCGTTTTCGATGTTAATACCGCGAGTCCAACGTCCGTGTTCTACTAGAATCCACTCGCCAACTTTTACATCGTCTTGTTCAGGCCCAACCGCCCAAACTCGGCCCCATCGCGGCTTAATACCTTCGCTTTTACCATCATCGCTTTGAATAACAAGACCCCAGCTGGTTTTTTGTTCTTCAAAACTCATATCGGAGATTAGTACATGATCTCTGATTGGTTTAATTGTGCCTTTGATAGGATTAATACTCATACACCACCTGTTGCATCGTTAGCTTGAGCTTGCTCTGCTTGAAGTTGTTCTCTAGTTTTGACAACCTTGCCACCCGGGCCTAGTAAGTCACCACGAGCATTAACCTTCATATTGCCTACAGCAACACTATTCTCATTACGAGCAATTAGCTTACCCATGTCAATTTCTTTACCTTGCATGGTTCTGTATATCATTTTTGGTTGTTCTTTCATTGCCATTTTAATCTCCTGGATTACAATACTACTTATCTGAGGAATTCCTGCCAGTCTAAATTATATTTCAAACTGTCTATTTTGTGTACTCCTATTAAGAATAGGATATAACTTGCTACGCTAGATCCTCGTCCAACACCCCAAACTATGTTATTAGCCCTGCAAGTATCGACAAAGTACTTTAACCAGCGTAGTAGATCCATCATGTTGCGTTCTTTAAAAGCCGCAAGTTCTTCTGTAACTCTAGTATGTTGTGGATCCCATGGTGGCGTTTGTTCCCATATCCACGCTTCGATATCTAATGTTTTATATTCTGAAGGCATGTTCCACTGTTTTTGCCATTCGTTGTCGAGCTGTTCAACAGTTAATGTTGGACCGTTGATTGGTTCAAAAAATCTAACACCGGTTTGATTTTCAAGATTTATTATATCGCTGTTTCGTTCTGCAACGAATACTACATCGGATGAGTTTATTTGATAACCTTTGTATAAGGCTTCAAACAAATCATTTTCATTAAAAATTGGATTCGAGTATTTGTCTAGATTCATTCAACTATTTTAGTTGAATTTAATTAAACTGTCAAGATTATTATTACCGTTTTTCATAGTATCTTGCATCTGCTTGGCATTTCGAGTTCTCACTTCATCTCTGAGTGAATCTAAAACACCAGCAATTTGCCACTGTACATCTGGATTACGTGTCATGTAGTACTTTTTTGTCAAGTCGGAAATCCGAGCATGAAGCTCGGATTCTTTTAATGTAGACAAATCAGATACTAATGGATGCATTAGTGATATTCGCCTAGGTATCTTACGAATACAGTAGTACCACCGTCGAAGCTAGACGCTTCGATAATTTTTGGATTTGTACTTGTACTGGTAGTAATTGTTGCAGTAGCCGCAGTATTTGTACCACCACCGCCTGTAAATGTTACAGCTGGAACAGTAGTATAACCGTTACCACCGTAGGTAACAGTAACAGTATTGATACCAAAACTTAATACAACACGAGCACCATATCCAGTACTTTGAGCACCAGCACTTACACCTGGATAATTTACTAGTGTAGTTTCAAATGAACCTGAAGCAGGTAGCGCAAATGCACCAGCACTTACTACAGTCAATGCACCGATTGGGCCTGTTGAACTATTGTAAGTAAGAGCGACCGCAGTTTGTGTAGCAGTAGCGTTAGCAGACATAACAGCAGATAAGCCGTCATTTGCAACTGAAATAATAGTTGTGTTAGCAGGAATACCGTTACCAGTAATAGCAACTCCTGGGCCAAGATTCAAAGCACTTGAAATATTAGTTAGGTTAGGACTACCGTTAGAAGTATTAGCTGTGAATCCTAAATTCAAACTTGAAACGCTAAATGTTACAGTTGGATTAGAATTAAGCATAATAATGTCATTAACAGCATAACCATTACCAGCATAACCGCCAGTAACTGTAGCACTAACAACTTTATAGTCGGCAGTAGCAGTGGCTACAGATCCGCTAGCTTGTGGACTACCACCACTAAATCCTACAGAAACAGGAAGAGTATAACCGGAACCTGGATTTGTAACAGCGACACTTACAACTTTTTCGCCGCCAACTACAACACCTGGAGTTGTTGTTCCTGGCAATTTTGGAAATGCTGTTTCGTATTTGATACTGTTACCGCTTGCTGTTGCTAGCGTAGGTGTTCTAACTCCGCTACCATCGCTGTAGACAAATAGTCTAACAAGACCGTATGATCCGCTTGCTGGCCAATTACGGAATGTTAGTGTAACATTACCGCCTAGGTATACTGATTGTACAGGGCCGTTTTGTAAATTAATGTCCTGGTTACTAGTTACAGTACCAAGACTAAGGAATGTTCCGTAGAATTGATTGTAAATTGCGTTAGTAATTGTATTTCCGCCAAAGTTATTATTGGCATTTACGAACGCGGCATTTTGCTGTAAAGCAGTAATTTCAGTACTAGCTTGTCCTAAGCCAGTTCTAATATTGCTAAAGTTATCTCTAAAACCTTGGCTATTATTATCCTGTCCTGCTACAGGGTATGTGGCATCAATTGAGCCGAAATTAATTAAACTTTGGGTTGGGTTTGTCATACGGTTATCCTATCGTTTCTGAACACTAGATATTTATCTGTTGAAGATCCGTCCACGGAATCTATTATATATCTGTCCACAGTGTAATCTAGTGTTCTGAAGTCAAAACCACTGTGTTTTATGTTTAAAATTATCTTATCGGCAGTTCCGGGTTTGCAGTAGCATAACGGTACAGCCAGCTTAAATCCTAGCTGTTCTTTCATTCCGGGCTGAATACTACGCATCCAAATAGGCAAATAATTACGTTCTACGTGCCCGATGGATTCTATGTTTTTCTGCCAGTTTGAAATATTGCTTGGGTGGTAAGTATTTGGCGATTTATCGCTTACTTGATACGCTTTACTATCTACAGTAATATTCTGTAGCGGGTAATCTAAATACGGATCTGCTTTGTTTAACAATGAAACATTACTGTTACCGTTTTTGTCAACTGGGCCTAACCATACTGAATTACTAATATCTGCTGAAACAGTTAGTGTGTCGTGCTGGGAATATTTAATGCTAGACGGTAATACTCCGGTTGCAGGTTCTAATGGATCTAACATTTCTACATATACTACTTCATATACAGTTTTTCCGTTTTCAACAGCAACACCTTTTTTAACACTTCCAAAGTGGAAACGTTTACGCTTATGATTTAGACCCATAGCACTTACATATTTTTCAGCAAGTGTCGTTTCTATACCGGCGTATATTAACATATTCAAATTAGTTTGCACACCAAAGTTTGTATCAGCAGGTCGATAAATGCTGTTAATATCAAATACTGTTGGATCATTAATAAACGTAGTCCATGAATTTCTTTGAGTTGGCTTTAAGAACGGTTTAGTTCTAATGTTACTGTACAATATTTGATTTGGAGTACTTATATTAATTTGGAATTGTCTACTTGCTATAGCATAGCCATATTGGTCAGTAGCTTTAATTGTAAATTTGTAAGTTCTATCAAATGTAGTTGCACCGCTATCGATATTAAAACCAGTATCCTGGTCAAACAATATTAGTCCACGTTTACCGATAATGTCGTATTGATGATTATTATCAATGGTTGTAAAATGTCTATCTAAATACCAAGTGCCGTTTTCAAAAGTTGTATAACGAGGTATATTAGTTACACCAAACTGATTTACTTTACCTACAATTTCTCCGTTGACATCTAGATCTAAACCTGGAGGTAATCCAATTTCACTAGGTTGAATATCTTTAGAATAGATAACAACAGTATTTGGATCAGTAGCAACTGCTTGTATTTTAAAATTACTATTATAGTTAGCAGGCAACTCACCTAAGAATGAATTAGTCGACCAATCGATAGTATTGTTAACTTCGCCGATAACTGTAATCGTAAAAGTTTTACTTGTAGTTGCGGGCTGAATGTCTGTACTAGTTCTTGTTCCTGTAATTGTAAATGTATAAGTTTTACTAATAGCGGCTTGGAACGGAATTGATCCTGCTAAGAATACTGTATCGCCAACTGGAGCAAACTGTAGCCCAGGTGGGAGTTTTTTAGCATCGTCTATAGTAAATGTAGGTGCTGTTGTTGTAGCACTTTTAAATGTACTAATTTCAATAGTTATATAATTGTTTGCACGGAACGTTCCTAAATTAGAATCGTTGACAAATAATGGTGCTTCTAATGGTGTAGCGTCTGCTTTGAAAACAGTAGTGTCATCAGAAATTACTGTGTCGTCAGCTGTTAATAATTCTGGGCTAACAACAAATATTCCAAATGTACGTTTGACAGTTTTAGTTCCAGCAATAGCAGTTACAATAAATTCATAACGTTGGTTAATACTACGTGGAGGAAGGGTTGGTGTACTAAAATCAAATATCTCGTGATCGTAATTATATGAGTCATAACCGTTCGATGGCTTGTAAGCAAAATCATAAAAACTAGAATCGTAGTAATCAATGTCGTACGCACCAGTTCCAGTTACTGGAGCAGGCACAGTTAATACTGGATTTACAAATCCATGTATTCTTCCACTAGCATCTAAAGTTAATCCTGGAGGTAAAACACCGTCACCACTAGCAATAAAATAACTTACTGGTTGATTATCGTAATCAACTGCGTTAAGATTAAAATCTACAAAGTTGTTGTTTAGTATATAACGCTGTTGATTAGATCCAACAGGTAATAATCCGCCGGGCGTAACAAACTCAGGAGCTTTACCTGTAGCAACTGTTATTGAAAAAGTTCTGTCGGAAACGCTTGTTCCGTCAGATGCGCGAACACAAAATGTATATGTGGTATCACGAACAACACCATAAGGAATTCCTTTAATCACACTACCAACAATTTTTACACCCGGTGGTAATGATCCTGAGATAACTGTAAAAGTAACTCCAGCAGTTGGAATTATAGGTAATGGCAATGTTAAATTAATACGTTCAACAATAGGCCCTGGATCAAATATTGTATGTCTTTGATCAAAATAAGTGTTGCCGCCATCAAAGCCAAATTGATTATGCGTCCACGTATATCCTGATGGTTTAGTCCAAATATTAAGCATTAGTTAATCCGTTATGCTTATAGTTTTCCAAAGTCTAACCCGTTGTTTATAGGCGCATTGAGATAACCCATCATTAAATCAATAGTGCTATAATTACCAACAATGACTCCTAAGTCGAAAGTAAACGCATTATTTTGTATTAGTAACCCAACAATGCCGTTTAGAACTTGTACATCGATACCGTAGACTGTTGACTGAACATCTCCAGTTCCGTTGGCACCACGGATAACATGTCCGTTTAAAAGTAAATCCCCTCCTAGGCTTGGAGCTGTATCGTTAATAACACCGCCAGCCGCTTTAATATCAATAGTGCCATCGGAGTTTGGAACGATAGAAACGCTGTTGTCACTACTTTTTAAACTATTAAAGTTTATAACATTGCCAACTTTTGAACCAAATATGCCAACGCTAGATTTTATACTAGTTGGAGATGTACCGATATATGTCCCTGGATCAGTAGGATAAGATAAAGTAACAGTATTATATCCGCTAGTTGTGCAGAAATAATGTCCGTTATACAAGGGATTTGGACAGCCTGTTACATAATAATACTGACTGCTTGCAGGCACTGCTGTTAAACGGTCAAAGGTAAATGTTACTAAAAATGGCCCGCTTCCAACTTTACTTGTGTTAGTTACAACTACTGATGTAGTAATATTATTTGTAGCTTCAGCTACTGGGATATCAGTTCCTAATAAGGCAAAATTGGCATTCACTTTAGTAAATGCCGTGCGCAAATCGTCGCCAGACCCGTCGTTTGCGTAGCTACCTATATTAATTGTTTGAATAGTCATAATCCGCTCTCTTTAGTATATTTAGCAGGATTATGCTATTTGATTTAGAAGCTTCTTACGTAGTTTACGTTCCAAATATTCTGGTTAGAATCGCCACGCTGATTGTCTAAACGCACACCGATAGTATCTTTAGGAGTAATATCGTAGTTTAAACTGGTGCGCCAAGTGCGGGTAGTATCGTTATTTGCTACATTAAACGGTGTACGAAACCGCCATCCAACCTGCCCCCAAAACCCGTAGCCTAGTGTACTACGGACGCCTGGTTCGATTGAGTAGTAATCATAGTTACCGCTAGTTGACAGCTTTTCACCTAGTGCAAATCTAGTATAACCTTTAACCGGGTCGTAGATATCAAACTTTGGAATAGCACCAATATCAATGCGTGAGCTAAGTTTGTTAGCTGGCGGATTAGCATCTAACTGTGTTATTTGTAGTGATGTATCCATAGCAAAGTTTTCGTTGATATCGCGAACACCTTTGAAATACCAAGTAGTTGAACTTGGTGCGTTTGCGGCTAGATCGTCCCCCCAGCCTCGTTCGATAACAAATTTGTCTGCAAATGCTGGTGCAGATATTGCAAATAATAAGACTAATAATAGTTTTTTCAT